GAGGACTAAATAAATTATGCCAACATACCCTGTAAAAAACAACAAGACTGGAGAGGAAAAAGAACTTTCTATGTCTATGAAAGCCTACGATACTTGGAGAAAAGAGAACCCTGACTGGGATAAAGACTGGTCTAAAGGTTGTGCTTCTGCTGGTGAGGTAGGCGACTGGAGAAACAAAACCGATGGTGGATGGAATGAAGTCTTACATAAAGTAAGTCAACAACCTGGTGCCAACGTTAAACCATACAAATACTACTAAATGCCACGTAAGAAGTCCGTATCTACGTTGTCCACTAAGCAGATGAAACGTACTAAACCTGTTAACAAAGATCTATTAAAACCAATAGAACCTCTGACTCCTGCTCAGGAATCGTTATGGGAACAGTATGCTACTGGAAAGAATCTAGTTGCTTATGGATGTGCTGGTACAGGTAAGACATTCTGCCTTTTGTATCAAGCATTGAAGGAGGTCTTGACAGAAGACACTCCTTATGAGAAAATATACATTGTAAGGTCACTAGTTCCCACTAGGGAGATAGGATTCTTACCTGGCACCCACGAGGACAAATCATTTTTGTATCAGATTCCTTACAGGAATATGGTCAAGCATATGTTCTCGATGTATACGGACAAAGAATTTGATACGTTATACGATGACCTCCAAAGACAAGAGACCATATCTTTTTGGTCTACTTCTTTTCTTAGGGGTACGACTCTTGATAATGCTATTGTAATCGTAGATGAATTCGAGAACTTGAATTTTCACGAGTTAGATAGTATAATGACAAGAGTTGGCGAGAACAGCAAGATTTTCTTTGCTGGTGACGCTAGCCAGTCTGACCTACTTAAGGTCACAGAACGCACTGGCATTCTAGATTTTATGCAGATCCTACAAGGTATGCCTGAGTTCGGCAAAATCGAATTCGGTCTTGAGGATATCGTGAGGTCTGGTCTGGTTAGATCGTATCTGGTCTCCAAGATCAACCAAGGTTACAATGAAAACATTTGATCATTCTGAATTAATTGACTCGGTAAACTTGAAGAGACAAATGGTGGAAGGCAAACGCCTTTACGCTGTGGAGGGTGCACATTACCCTTCAGTCACTACAGTACTATCTAATCAAAAGAAAAAGAAAGCCATCATTAACAAGTGGCGTAAGAGAGTTGGTAAGGAGGAAGCAGATCGTGTCACTAAGCGATCTTGCACCAGAGGTACCAACTTTCACGCTATCTGTGAAGATTACATTATGAATAGGTTAGACCTAGAGAATCATAAAGATTCTCCTCTACCTGTACAGATGTTTCGCACTTCACAGAGTGTTATAGATAGAATAGATAGCCCTAGACTAGTCGAGTCTATGCTATGGTCTGACAAATTAAAGATTGCAGGACAGGTTGACATTATTGCTGAACTTGATGGAGTATTATCTGTCATTGATTTCAAAACATCTAAGTCACCTAAGAGACAGAACATTCTGGATGGATACTTCACTCAGATGTGTGCCTATGGCTATATGTTTTACGAAAGATATGGTATAGAGGTAGAACAGTTTGCTGTTCTTGTTGCTTGTGAAGATGGTGAGTGTCAGTTAGTTAAGACTACTGATAAAGCAACTCATTATTCTAATCTTAAGGCCGCCATCCTAGAATATGAGTTGAGTTATGCCACAGCCACCTGAAGATATTGAAAATAAATTTATGACTTCTACAAAATTTGCTGGTGAAATTGAAAAATTAGTTTCAGACAATGCTGATATGAATTACATTGATGCTATCGTTCATTTTTGTGAACAAAATAGTATTGAAGTAGATAGTATTAATAAACTAGTTTCCAAACCTCTTAAAGAGAAACTTAAGTATGACGCACAGCGTCTTAATTTTATCAAGAAAACATCCCGTGCTAAATTAATGTTCTAATGGGCTTCCAAGATTCTGAATTCGTAAAGACAGAGATCAAGACTATCAATGCTCTACAAGATCGTCTAGCAGAAATGACTATGGCATTTCCAGAATTAGATGCTGATGAAAAGCAAGAGTACATTGAGATAGTAACAGAACTGTTGAACAAACAACGTGTCTTGTGGACACGTGTGGAACTATCTAAGAAAGATGATCCTGCTGCACAGAAGATGGCAGAGGATGTTCGTAAGATTATGGATGCTGTTGGTATCCCAAAGGATGTTAGTGTTGGTGAGGTGTTTGGTAATATAGATCAAATGGTTGAGGCACTTAAGAAAACCGTAGCGGAGATGGAATGAAACCCCAATCAATAAAATTTACTATTGCTCAAGATGGCACAGTTACTGAAGAAGTTATCGGTGCAGTATCAGATGAGTGTTTAAATATTACATCACCTTTCGAGAATGCCTTAGGTGATCTAGGTGGAAGATCTTTTAAACCAGAGTACTATGTCACATCTCAGCACAATAAAAACAAAACTGAAGAAAAAAACACCGTTGATACAAGCACTCTTGGTGCTGAACTATCAGGTTGATACTAATCAGTTCATAGAAAATCCATTAGGTCATCAACACGAGAAGGTACTGTGTGATGTAACGATAGGAAATGATATAGGATTTAGATGGAACTCTCAAACAGAGAGTTACGAATTGGTTGCAGATTTACAGACGTGGGATCAATCTGTACCACCCAAAAGATTATTAGATAAGATTTCACAGCAGTATGCTGTAGAACTATTGACTGCTGCTGCAAAGAAGGAAGGATACCAAATAGAAAATCAAGATGTTAATATCAGAGGAGCAGTAGAGTTAACAGTTACACGTTGGCAATGAGAGTATGTCCTAAGTGTGGTGCAACGTGGATAGAAGATCAGTTGTACTGGTCTACAGGTAAGGAAGGAGATCCCCACGACCTAGCAGGACTAGTATGTAATGAGTTCTCTGACAGTATGTGTGTAAACCCTTGCAGAGGGAGTACGTCAGGGCAGACGTGGGAACATAGAAAACAATTACTTGACAAGTTAGACGAAGAGTATTATAATTGAGAAGTCGTTTAGAAAAGATACGAATGCTTTGAGCATAGCAGTATCCCAGTACATACAGATCCCTAAGGAAGGCGTTCCGCCTAAGAAACTTATGGATCTCATCGAACGAACTCTTCCAGCACCAAGAGTAATTCCTGGTTGGAAGTTCAAGGGGTATGTATGGCCCCGTGTTAAACAATTGAGGACTCGTAATGAAGACGGGAACTCAGATAACACTGTTCGATTAGGTGGTACCAAAGACCACGATACTTTGGAAGTAACAATTCCAAAGGGTGTCGATGTTACCAAGCAACCACCATCTCTCCGACAGGACGGTGCAGAACAAGCCGTTCTAAATGGTTTTAATAGAACCAAGGAGATACCAGTCCACGGTTACGAACATTGGATCTACGCTGAGTACGAAGAAGATTTATCTACACGTACTGAATTCCAAGCAACAACAGCAGAAGCTGTTGATGATTTGCGTGCTACTTTCAATCGTGACGAAGGTGCTGTAACAATTACGGAGGAGGAGATCAAAGAACTAATCCGTAATAGATTTACAAGTCGAATTGACTTTGAATCTGGAGTTACAGATGCTGACAAGGATGCGATGGTTCGTTACGTAGAGTCGCTTGACCTTAATATCTCTGGTAATAAGGAGAAAGGTTATGTCAACGCTGTCATCAAGCAATTCAAAAGAGTTGGTAGAGTGGAAGCGTACACACGTGATGATGCAGAAGACTTCGTTAATGATGGAGGATTCGGTGCTGATCTGATTAACACAAAGGATAGCACTCGTGTTCTTCGTATATGGAAGAAGATTATGCTGAACTACATCGCTAGTCGGAATCCTCTAAAGTTAATTGACTTTAGTACGGGTGCTACTTCACACGAGATGATAGACACTGATCTCAAGGGGATGCAGGATGAACTAGAGGAACTGTATAACATAACTATACGGTTTGTCTCTCTTGTGTTGATAGATAAGATCACAGATCCTTTACGTAGACCTTGGGTGTGGTTGGGTTCAATCTATC